AAGGGTAGTTACATCATGACTGATATTGATGAAAAATTAATGAAACGAATATACGACGAGGTACTTGATAATACAGTAAAACACATTGATAATTGTAATGGTAATGGTCTTATAGTTGCAGGTGTATTGTTGGCTCAAGCATTGAGTATATACAAAACAATGTTGACAGAAGACGGATTTGATGATATAGTAGAAGGTATCGTGGCAAGCAAACGTCATGTACAGAAGTTCAATGTTCCTACTACAACTAACAAAACGTTACATTAGTAAAGGAGTTGACCAATGAAAGTTTTTCTGATCATTCTAACCTCATTTGGCGGTCTTGCCGGTGATATTAGATACGAACAAGAAACATCTTCTTACCGAGATTGTGCTATTGCTGCTGAATCTATCAAGAACAATCCCGGTAAGTTCTATCGTAATATTGAAGAGTATACCTATAACAATATTGATGCATGGTGTGAATACCGATGAATATTTTTGCTCTATCAACGTGTCCTGAAGAATCTGCACAGATGATGTGTGATAAACATGTTGTCAAGATGATTGTGGAAACTGCACAACTTCTATCAACAGCACATCGTATTCTAGATGGCGAACAATATACCGATAAGACTGCTAACGGTAGGTCTATCAAACGATGGCGACATCCTAATCATAATTTAGAATCTAGTCTCTACAAAGCATCACATGTCAATCATCCTTCTGCGGTATGGGCACGTGAATGTAACAATAATTACATTTGGTTACAATGTCATTTTGAAGCCCTGTGTAGTGAATATACATATCGATATCACAAAAAACATTTGACAGAAGAGAAACTCGTTGATATACTATCTCATGTACCAAATAATATTCAACGAGCCAAGTTTACACCCATTCCACAAGCAATGCCTGATAAATACAAAAGTTCTCATTTCGTAGACGCTTATAGGAGTTATTATGTTGGTGAAAAAGCAAGTTTCGCAAAGTGGACAAACAGACCAGTTCCTCAATGGTGGAACGATCCCTCTTATAAATCATGATGAAACAGACGTACAATGGCTTGAACCAATGCAAGCTAAATGTCTGTTAGAAGCTCCAAACTCTTCATGGAGATACGCCCATATATACTACAGAGAACAAGCAGCAAAGTGGGAAGAGAAACTAAGAGTACTAAACAAAGAACGCATTTTACGACAACTAAATCATTTATGAAAGGAAACTGAGTTGGGTAAGAAGAAGGCTTCAGGCAAACATTACGTATCTAATGGTGAACGTCCAAACGTTAACAGGTCTACTGTAAAGTCGGTCAGACGTAATATTACGCGAGTGGACCGATTGGATGATATTATGAAGGCGTGGCGACGTTTAGAGAATCCTTGGATTACGATTCCTAATCCAAATACGAAGGAAACAAACAAACGCCATATTCGTGTTCGCACTAATGACTTGTTTGGAGATCCAAAGGGAGAGTTTCGAATGGCGGTTAGTACGACATGACAAAGCTAGAAATATATACACAAAATGGATGTTCTTATTGTACAAGAGCAAAAACTCTTTATATAAGTAAACAGGAAATGTTTCCTGAATATGTTGAGTATAATATTTCTGAAAGCGAGGTTTGGAAAAACGAATTGAAAAATAGAGTGCCAGATGTAAAAACTGTTCCTCAGATTTTCATCAACGATAAACATATTGGCGGATATGATGAGTTCTGTGATTGGATTGATAATCATTATAGTGGGAGTTGAGAATGCAAGAATTTGATCGTGATTTGTTGGTTCATGCTTTACGTACAAGTGTAGTTCGTCTTGAGTTTACTAAGAAGAGTGGTGAATATCGTGTAATGAAGGCTACTCTAAAGGAAGATATGATTCCATCAGAACATCAACCTTCAGGCGAAGGTGTTTTAAAGACAGCAGAAGTACGCCCTGTATATGACCTAGATAATATGGGTTGGCGATCCTTTCGTTGGGATACTCTAAAAAGTTGGGCGGATTGGGAGAAATTTGAAGTATAAATAATATGATAATTTTGAAGGAGATATTATTAACAACAAAAAGGTAAAACTATGTTTAAATATATTAAATATCTATCTGTAGTTACTTTGTTATTTTTAACAACAGTTTCGGTAGCAAAGGCGGAAGAATCAACGACAAAGGCGCCAGAACTTGTTCCTGGTCTTGATTTTATTATTAGCGCAGACAATATGTATTCTGTTGAATCAGAAAATTTTAAGACTGAATTTGGTATAGAAGCGGAAGCTACTAATTTAGGTATTCTCGTGGGATTGTATCCTTTAGTACATTGGGATTCACAAGATGCATCTGAATACAAAGCAGAGATTACTTGGGATCTTGATGCCGAATGGTTTCAACTATCTCCACACGCAGACGTTATCATGGACAGAAATTTAGAACATCAAGAAACAACAGTTGGTGTTAAAATCTCAAAAAGGTTTTAATATATTATAGGGGGTGAAATTCCCCCTATAATCATAATGGAGGATATTATGTCGCATAGAAGAGATGATTACCCAGATTTTATAGATGAAATTTATGTACCAAGAAAAAACGAAATCTGTGAAGAATGTCAAAGACCTGCTATTACATCTACATTAGATAATTGTCATAGATTAAATTGTCCATATCACAAAGATTATTATACTGATTAAAGGTTTTTAAGAATGTCGTTGAAAGTAGTTATGAATGAAAACGAGTTAAACAATTCTATTGGTATTGAGACAAACGAATTGAATAGAAATGCTATGGGTGGCACAGAGATGATGCAACATGCATTATATTCAAAGTTATCAAAGGAGTTGTTAGATAAATTCCAAATTATTCCATCTAGAGTTAGGAATATTGATCCTAATCGTCTTCCTATTCTCTGGTTGCACGATTTGGCGGAAGACCCTGAATCCAGGCACCTCAGTGATAGTGGAAATCGGAGCAGATTCAGACGACTTGTTTTTGTATCCCACTGGCAATTTACAACTTATCATAAAGTTTTAGGTGTCCCCTACAGCGATTCTATTGTTATTAGAAACGCTATTGAACCTATTCCTACTCACGAAAAATCAAAAGAAGGTCCATTGAGACTCATCTATCACACTACACCACACCGTGGTCTTGATGTGTTGTTAGCTGTTTATCAGAAACTATCTGAAAAATGGGGCGATAGAGTTCATCTAGATGTATACTCATCTTTTAATATCTATGGATGGCCACAGAGAGATGAACCATTTGAACAATTATTTCAAATTTGTCGTGATCATGAACATATCACATACCATGGAACTGTATCCAATCAAGAAGTAAGAGAAGCATTACAAAAAGCACATATTTTTGCATACCCCAGCACATGGCAAGAAACTTCTTGTATTGCTGCGATTGAAGCGATGAGTGCTGGTTGTTGCGTAGTTTGTCCATCTCTAGCGGCACTTCCAGAAACTACTTCTAACTTTTCTCTTATGTATCCATTTGATGAGGATAAGAATCAACACGCTCATATGTTCTACCAAGTTCTAAATGCGGCTATAGAATCATATTGGGAAGAAGATATGCAAACAAAATTGCAGTTTCAGAAACTCTACACAAACACATTCTATAGCTGGGATCTACGAGCACAAGAATGGGAGGGATTATTAAAATCCCTATTAGACCACGAAAAGTAATTATAGTTTGTTTAGAGGGTTATTCAAGGCTTTTTCTATAGTCTTGTTTACCCTATCTTCTAGTTCGCGAATATCAGATTCTACTTTTCTTCGCGTTGCATCCATTCTATCATCCGCAGAGTTAATCATCTCTCTCATATCTTTTTCAGTAGATCTCATAAGTTCTCTGATTTCGCGTTCTGTAGCAGAATTCTTTTTCTCTAGTTCGTATATCGTGTCTGATAATTGATTCATATCGTTCTTTAGATCGGTACGCATATCTCGCGCGGTTTCTTGAGCCTCACCTACTAGTACATATGACTCTTCGACCTTCTGTTTCAATAATTCTACTCTTTTATCGAAGCCAGAAAGATCAGGAGCAACATATGTTGTAATCTTTTGTTTCATTGTCGTATAATCTTTATAGACCTCAAAGGCGCCGTACAAACCACCAATTAAAGTGGATAGCGCCATTGCGACAGCAACCATCTTGCCACCCTTGAATTTAACTCCAGCAAATTCTATCTCTGCCATTTTACCTTGTACCTATTACCCTATTATTGAATTGTGATCTTTCTAACTCATTAAACTTCTGATCATTCATCAAGAATCGACTAATAAATCTGTTATCCTGTATACTTCCACCAGGAATCTGTGTTTGTTCATAAAAAGGTTTATCCTGTAACTGCACGCCAGTATAATCTTTAAATCCCGGAACATATCCCATCATAGCGACGATTGATGCCTGTGCTGCTACTTGTGTTTCAAGTGCTGCTGACTCACCCATCTTTTCTGCTAATGACTCAATACGTTCCTGTATAGCTTGTTTAATTCGTACTTCTTTAGAAGGTTTTTCTTTTTCCTTCTTTGCTTCTTTCTTTTTGGGTTCTTCTTTTTTCTCTTCTTTTACTTCTTCTTTAGTCTCCTCTTTCTTTTCCTCCTTCTTCTCTTCTTTCTTTTCTTCTACAGCGGCAACTTTAATTTCTTCTTTTGTTTCTTCTTTGACTTCTTCAGTATTAGTCTCTACTTCTGCTGCTATCTGTTGTTCAATTTCTTGTTCTACCTCAGACTCAATCTCTGCGACTACTGCTTGTTGTTCTGCTGCTACAGCTTGTTGAACCTCTTGTCTAGTTTCTGCTTGTAAAGTTTCTACTCGTGCGGTAAACGCCGCTGTTGCTGTATCTAGTTGTGATACTTCTGGTATAACTACAGTTACATTAGGAATACCTTCAACTTCAACTACTGATGTTGTAATCTCTTCTTTATTTGTTTCTGTGACTGCAACAACTACAGTCTCTTCTATTGGATTTGCTTCTGCTACTGTCTCTACTTGTTGTTCGTCTTCAGCGGTTTTTGTTTCTTCTGCTTGTTTCTCTTGTTGCGCTGCTAGTGCTGCTGCATATCCATCACATGTAGGACTAAACAAAGGATCTATATTACAGTTTCTAGCGATAACCGCCTGTTCGTAACCCGGACATCTTGTATCATATAATGGATCTAAAGAACACTGTTGATTGTAGTAAGCAGTTGCGTAACCTGGGCATTCTGTATCATAGAGAGCGTCAAGACTACATTGTTGATTGTAGTAAGCAGTTGCGTAACCTGGGCATTCTGTATCATAGAGAGCGTCAAGACTACATTGCTGATTATAATAAGCGGTCTTATATCCCGGACAACTAGAATCATATAATGGATCTAAAGAACATTGTTGATCGTAGTATGCCTGTGTGTATCCAGGACATTCACTATTATAAAGAGGATCTAAAGAACACTGTTGGTTGAAATATGTTTCATTATAATCAGTGCAGTCAGTATCATATAAAGGGTCTAAAGAACATTGTTGATCGAAATAAGCTTCTGCATAACCAGTACATTCAATATCATATAAAGGGTCTAAAGAACACTGTTGATTAAAATAAGTTTCTGCATATCCTGAACAGTCTTCGTTATATAAAGGGTCTAAAGAACACTGTTGATCGAAATAAGCTTCCGCATATCCTGAACAATCTTCATTATATAAAGCATCTAAAGAACACTGTTGACTAAAGTAGGCATCAGCATATCCTGAACATCCACTATCATACAGAGCGTCTAGTTCACACTGTTGATTATAGTATGCTTGAACGTAACCAGAACAATTCTCTGAGTATAATGGATCACTATCACAAGGATCAGAAGCAGATGCAGTACCAGCAGTTCCATCACTATAACTATACACGTTATTTGTCGCTGACCAACCAGTTACTCTATCATCGGCTGTAGAAGATCCAAAATTATATAATGTACCACCTGGATTTGTATATTGATATTGTGTCCATTCGCCTTGTGTAGCATCGCCTATAACACCAATAGTGAAAGCATGGTTTTGTATGTTGATCATTTGATGGTACATATCAAAACTACCATCTGGACGAATTTCTAGACCTACTGTATTCCGATTACTGTTATAATATTCACTTATATTATTCCATTGATATCTTTGGTAATTTTCATTACCCTGTGTGTAAAATCTTCCTTCTGTTGAATTGTCTATCAAGTCTGTCCATAATACAGCAATTGCATAGTTATAAGACGAACTAAGGGTTGAATTGGTGTCTAAATTAATACCATTACAACACCAATGGGTCGTTGGATTTACAAATTGAACAACACCATTACTATGCATATAGGATGTGGTATAAGTATTTCCATAGAAAGGAAATGAAAATCCTAGATTTACCTGTGCGTAACCATCGTCGCTGATATTATGTTCAACGATTGTAGGAGCACCTGTAGAGGTGTCAAATGTTTGTGTTTGAGCACTAGCGTTATAGGAGCAAAAGCAAACCAAGAATGCCAAGAATGCCGACGCCAAATACTTTAGCTTCATCGTCATCTACTTTGTCTCCATCTAGATCTTTTGATTCTGCATCTGGAACCATTTCGGGGTTTGCATCCCACTGGTCAGCGGCTGGTTGTCCAATTTGACCAAGATAAGGACAGGGTGTACCTGCCATTTTCATGGCATCAAACACTCTTCTATCTTGACAGAGAACACTAACAGCGGCGACTTTCATGCCCATATCATAAAGGGTTTTACTCAACTTCAATCTCTCACAATTTGGGTCACGAACAGTGGTCCCTTTACTGAGACCTAAAATCTGTGTTTGTACAGCAGTACTCGCGCCCGTAGTGCAAAGATCCATATTATTACTATTAATACTTGGAGAAATAGCGCTGGGTGGTGGATTAATCACTATCGTTTTTGTATCAGTGTCAGTAACGACATTACTAGTACTGCTACTATTACTCGTATTCACATTATTGTTATTGTTATTTGTAGTAATAGTGCTTTGAGCAAACACAGAAGATGAAAACATAAAAACCACGATAAATACCAAAAACGGTATTGCGGTTTTCATTTTTGCCTTACACCTCCTTATTATTGTCTATACGGTTTATTTATATTTAAGGATATTTAAAATGCTCACAATAAAAACTTTATTAGCATCTTTTATGATATGGATGAATGTTCATACAGGGTTGACAATACCTCATTTACCAGATATAATGTTAAAAGATAAAGAACAGTTATTTCATATGGTTTATCCAGGAGTGAAATATGAAGGTCCTGAGAAATCAGTAAATGTGATGGGAGTGTATGTATCTGATACGATATATCTACCAAATGATTTTGATGTGAATGATATATGGGATCAAAGCATTTTATTACACGAACTCATTCATCATTATCAAGAATATAATGACATTGAGGATTTATACGAATGTCCACAGCGAAGAGAATATCATGCTATAATGATTCAGAAAGAGTGGCTGGATCAACAAGACAAAAATATCTGGGAATATTTAAGTCCATTGTGGGTTCTTGGGGCAATGAGTTGTCCTGGATTGATGGGAGATGGTCGAGCACGATGAGAAAACCGCCTGGCCATGCAGGATACGTCAAACCAGACGATCCCTGGTGTGATGAGTTTATAGATTATATCGATACGAGATATGGTGGTCGTGTTGAGTTACAGCAGTTTCTCAAAGATATGGATTGGAAGGGAACAGATACACCATGGGGCCCCGGATTGAGATGGACCTACGATTTTGGCAAAGACCAAAAATTTTATATCACAACAAAAAAAGGGGTTGACAAAAAATAAAATCTCTGGTATTATATAAACATGATGAACGAAAGAGTGAATGAGATGACTACTTTTGATTTTGGCAACGGCCTGGTCCCCGCCCACCAGCATTCTAATGGTGGTGGATGGGTTGCTGATACCGCCACTGTTTCTGAGACCGCCTATGTTGGGCCTAACGCTGTGGTTTCTGGTAACGCTAGGGTGTCTGGTTGCGCTGTGGTGTATGATAACGCTATGGTGTCTGGTAACGCTATGGTGTCTGGTTACGCTGTGGTGTCTGGTTACGCTGTGGTGTCTGGTTACGCTGTGGTGTCTGGTTACGCTGTGGTGACTGGTGACGCTGAGGTGTCTGGTAACGCTAAGGTGTACGGTAACGCTTGGGTGTCTGGTAACTCTAAGGTGTATGGTTACGCTGTGGTGTCTGGTAACGCTAAGGTGTATGATAACGCTGAGGTGTCTGGTAACGCTTGGGTGACTGATAACGCTTGGGTGTCTGGTAACGCTTGGGTGACTGGTGACCCTGTGGTGTCTGGTGACGCTGAGGTGACTGGTGACGCTGAGGTGTCTGGTAACGCTAAGGTGATTGATAACGCTTGGGTGTCTGGTAACGCTATGGTGTATGATAACGTTATGGTGTCTGGTAACGCTGTGGTGACTGGTAATGAATGAAGGAGTGAATGAGATGACTACTTTTGATTTTGGCAACGGCCTGGTCGCCGCCCACCAGCATCCTAACGGTGGTGGATGGGTTGCGGATACCGCCACTGTTTCTGAAACCGCCTACGTCGGACCTGACGCTATGGTGTCTGGTAACGCTATGGTGTCTGGTAACGCTAAGGTGTCTGGTCGCGCTGTGGTGATTGGTGACGCTGTGGTGACTGGTGACGCTAGGGTGTATGATAACGCTAGGGTGTCTGATTACGCTTGGGTGTCTGGTGACGCCAGGGTGTCTGGTAACGCTATGGTGTATTGTGGCGCTGTGGTGACTGGTGACGCTAAGGTGTCTGGTGACGCTGTGGTGACTGGTTACGCTAAGGTGTCTGGTGACGCTGTGGTGTACGGTAACGCTTGGGTGTCTGATTACGCTTGGGTGTCTGGTTACGCCGTGGTGGATGGTTACGCCGTGGTGGATGGTTACGCCGAGGTGTCTGATTACGCCAGGGTGACTGGTAACGCTAGGGTGTATGGTAACGCTGTGGTGACTGGTTACGCTAAGGTGTCTGGTGACGCTGTGGTGTACGGTAACGCTTGGGTGACTGGTAACGCTGTGGTGTCTGGTAACGCTCAGGTGTTTGGTAATGAAAGAAGGAGTGAATGAAATGCTACAAGTTAATGATACAGTTGTTCTTACAGGCAAGACACGCCATGGTAAAAACCGTATTCAGCAACATGGTAAATTGTGGTTTGTACAAGAAGTACGAGGTGGTAAAATGCATCTCCGTAGTGAACACAAAACTGATGGTCCTATGCATAATAAGGATTTTGACGGACGTTGGGTAGAATTACAAAATGACCCAAACTTTGAATGGCTAAAAGGAGTCTAAAATGAACGATACTAATGAAATGACTGCTTTTGATTTTGGCAACGGTCCGGTTCCCGCTCACCGTCATCCTAACGGAGGCGGTTGGGTTGCTGATACCGCCACTGTTTCTGAGACCGCTTATGTTGGACCTGATGCTGAAGTGTATGATAACGCTGAGGTGTATGATAACGCTAGGGTAACTGGTTACGCTAAGGTGTCTGGTAATGCTGAGGTGTCTGGTGACGCTAGGGTGTATGATAACGCTTGGGTGTCTGGTAACGCTTGGGTGACTGGTGACGCTTGGGTGTCTGATAACGCTAGGGTGTACGGTAACGCTAAGGTGTATGATAACGCTATGGTGTATGATAACGCTAGGGTGTATAATAACGCTAGGGTGTATGATTACGCTTGGGTGACTGGTAACGCTAGGGTGACTGGTAATGAATGAAGGAAAAGTCTAAATGTCTCTTAAACCTCGTAAGAAACGTGTACTTGCTCGCCGAGTAACAGGTCTTAGTGGTGCCCCTAAGACTCCTGGACGGGCGGCTGATTTTTATTTTCAATACGAAGTTGAGAATAAACAGATTATAGAATTGGTCAAGTCTTGGATTCGTACTGAGTTTCCTAAGAAAATTGCCACATCTATTCTAAAACAACCAGACTGGAAATTTATGTTTCCACACTGGGCATGTATTATTCACACAAACGATTCCTCTCGTATGGACTATCTTCGAAATAGAATTTCTCAACTGGCAGAGGAAGAAGTGAAAGTCGTAAAATCCCCTAATAAGAATACGACACAAAAAGATAAGATTGATCCAGTAAAAGAATGGATTGGCGAATTAGAAGAGGTAGTAGACCGACAAGATGACAAGTTTGATTTCTATCAGTTTGCTCGAATCAAGAATATGAACAAAGCACAAACTGAAAAAATCATTCAATATTATAAAAGAGAATATGAAGAACTCTTGGAAGTAAAGAAAGGTAAAAGTGAGGATCTTAAAGAAGCCTGGGGATATCTAAAACGTAAAGGTTTGACAAATCGTATTGCATTTTTTGAACGTCTATTGTCTGAACTAGACAAGCATATAAATAATAAAAAGGTAATACGTCGTCCACGTAAACCAAAGGTAAAGTCTGCCGCGCAACTCGTAAAAAACGTCCAATATCTCAAAGAATCGAATGAGTTGAAAGTTGTGTCGGTAAGTCCAGAAACAATTGTTGACATGAAACAATTGTGGGTATATAATGTTAAGTATAAGAAATTGACTTGTTATAACTCTTTGGAGGGTGGTTTTAAGATGAAAGGAACCACACTTCAAAACTTTGATATGGAAACAAGTATGTGTAAGATGTTACGTAAACCTCAAGAGCAACTAGGTGAGTTGCTAAAATCGGGAAAGGTCAAACTCAGGACTTTCATGGATAAACTAACAACCAAACCATCAACGTTTACAGGTCGTATCAATAAAGATACACTATTAGTGAGAGTATTATGAGCAATGTGATTCAGTTTCCTTTGGAACGAATGGGTGTATCGCCCATTGTAAAAGAAAGGAATCTTCCACAATCTGAAGAAGAGACAATAAAGGCTATCACAATCAATCGAATGATGTTGGTAGACGAAGTAGTCAACACAGAATTTAGCCGTCTTGCTACGAAAATGATGATGCAAGGGTTTCCTATAGAAGATTCTGGATTCTTCAAGGATTATATTTTTGTTGGAGAGATGATGAGAGCCATACTATATAATAGTGTGGATATCGAACATCCTTTATATGATGTCATCTTAAACAATCGTGACCGTCTCAAGAAGATGATTGAGAATGGCGATATTGTATTTGGTGACGAAGAGGAAGATGACGAAGAATAAGGTGTGATATGATTTTGTTAGATTTTTCACAGGTATGTCTATCAGGCATTCTGGCGAGTGGCAATAAAGATTTTAGTGAAGATCTTATTCGTCACATGGTACTAAACTCAATCCGTAGCTTTAAGACACGGTTCTCTGAATACGGAGAAATGATACTCTGTTGCGATGACAAGAACTATTGGCGTCGTCAAATCTTTCCTTACTATAAGGCAAATCGTAAGAAGAGTCGAGAAGAATCACCACTCGACTGGAATCTTATCTTTGATACGCTGAATTCAATCAAAGAAGAGATTCGAGATAATTTTCCATATGTCTTAATTCAAATCGAATCTGCCGAGGCTGATGACATCATTGCTACAATGGTCGAACGATTTGGTGGTAATGGTGAAAAGATCATGATTGTCTCTGGCGATAAAGACTTTTCACAATTGCAAAGGTATAAGAATGTTGAACAGTATTCCCCTATTACGAAGAAGTTTATTAGAGTTGAAGATCCTATGGCTTACCTTTACGAACATGTTATCAGGGGCGATGCCGGCGACGGAGTACCTAATATTCTTTCTCGTGATGATGTTTTCGTCGTTGGTGCTAGACAGCGTCCATTAACAAAGAAAAAGGTTGCTGCAATGATTGATGATATGAATCGTGGTATCACTCCTTTTGATGGTGAAGTACATCGAAACTATATGAGAAACATTCAGTTGATTGATCTATCTCGTATACCAGAAACAATCCGTACACAAGTTATAGATACATATAAGAACTATGAAAAAAAGGATAAATCAAAGTTGTTGAACTATTTTATTAAGAAGAGGTTGAAAAATCTAATGTCTGATATTCAGGAGTTTTAAATGAAAGATGGTATTGCTGAAATTATTGAAAAGGCGTCTAAGTTAAAGACAGAAAATGAGAAAATTGCGTATTTACAAGAATCGTCAAGGACCTGTATACCATTGATACTTATGTTCAGACTAATGTTTGATCCGAAAGTATTATTTGATCTCCCAGAGGGTGATCCACCATACAAACCACAACCAAAAGAGTCTGATTTACAAAATTACCTATATCACGATTTTCGTAGAATAAAGTATTTTATTAAAGGTCAGTATGAAAACATCAAACCGATTAAACGGGAAACGATGTTTATCGAATTTCTGGAATCTATGGATCCAGACGATGCTCTAATGATGTTGTCCATCAAAAATAAAAAGAGTCCTTATAAAGGAATCACTAAGGCGCTTATTAAGAAAACTTTCACAGAAGCAAAGGATTGGTAATAGTTATGTCTAAGACTTTTCGGGCTCGCCGTAACAAGTGGGATGATGATTACGATGATTATGATAATCCACGACGAGTAAAAAAATTTCGAAAAATGAGAGAAGAACGTCAAGAATCTTTAAAAAATAAATTTAATTTAAATGAAGGTGAAGATGATCCAGAACATACCATTCATAAATCGTAAATCGGCTGTTATTATAGGTAATGGTACTACAAGACAAAATTTCAATTTAAATAATCTTGTTAATAAAGAAAATCTTTTAATCTACTCGTGTGGCGTTGCTTACAAAGGATTTGACGATCCTAATAAAGTAGATTATCATGTTACCATTGAAGAGTATAGGAGAGACCAGTTAGAAAAAGAAGACCAGTCCCCTATAATTTATCCAGAAGATATTGAGGACCATGTAGAGTCTATGTTTTATCATGGACACGCTGGTCCTCGTCCTCGTTCTAATACTGGTATGTTTGCTATGAAATGTGCTATAAGAACAGGTTGTTCGGTGTTATATATATTAGGATTCGACTCTTTAATTAAAAACGACGAGACTCAATCTATCAGCAATATGTTTAAAGGAAAGGCTGAAACAAGAACAAGAGCTGCGGATAATCCAAATAGAATTAGATATCTAGATTGGTTTATGTCGCATAATCATCTTGTAGACTTTATATTTGTTTTTGATAAACAATATGAGTTTTACAGATGTCAATCCAATAATATGCATGGTTTGTCTTATTCAATGTTTGAGAAGATGTTAACAGATGACATTTCTTTTTGATCCACTAGAAAAAGCAGGAAGCACTACTTTAACCATATTCATAGGATATGATTCTAAAGAAGATTTCTGCGCTAAAATACTAGCGCATACAATTAGAAAATATAGTAATCATAGAAAAGATTTTGTAATTATTCCTTTGATCTACAATCAACTTTATGCCAATGAATATACATCAAGAAAATTAGATAAAAGAGGATCTACAGAATTTTCTATGACTAGATTTCTTTGTGTTCCTATCACAAGATTACATATGCAATATCCTGAAAGTATAGAAAATAAATATAAAGGTTTATTAGAAAGATATTCTTTATTTTTAGATTGTGATATGATGTTTACTGAATCTGTTTGGAATTTATTAAAAGTGGCGGACTTGTCCAAACCAGTTTCTGTTTGTAAACACGATTATTCTTCTGCATCTCGTTATAAGATGCATGGTACTCCCCAAGAGAATTATCCTAGAAAGAACTGGTCTTCTGTTACACTGTGGAATTGTCTTCATGATAAAAGCAAACAGATGACCTTTAAATTAGCTGATACAAAAGATCCGGCATATCTTCATAGATTTCAAGGGTTCGATGATAATGATATTGGAGAACTTCCTTTAAAATGGAATTATCTAGTAGACGAACCAATGGATCGAGATTATTACGGATTAGAAAAAGATGAACTTCCATCTAACATTCATCATACTTTAGGTTCACCTGTTTTTAGATTATATCAGGATAGCGAATATTCTGATCTTTGGAAAGAAAATTTCAAAAGCGTGTTTTCTAGAGATTTTGATGAGACAAAAGACACTATTTGATAAATAGAGATAAGGAGGACTAATGCCAACTTATACATTTTTTAATGAAGAATCCGGCATGGAATGGGATGACATTATGTCAATCTCAGAAAAAGAAAAATTTCTCAAAAATAATTCTCATATTAAACAGGTTATCAGCTCCATGAACATCGTTTCTGGAGTTGGTGGTATTAAGAATGATGGGGGTTGGAACGAAGTAATGGACCGAGTGTCTGATGCTAATCCAAACTCCACGTTTGCTGCTTCTAGAGGATCACGGCAAACATCAAAGGAGGTAAAAACAAGACAGGCTGTAGAAAAGTGGAGAAAGCAGCGAGCAAAAAGTGGAGACTCAGCAAAACTTTAACTCGCACAAAGGAACTAATAAATGTCCCTTATTAACCTAGAAGATTACGGCGTAGGTAAACTTACAAAAAGGCAAAAAAGAGAACTGAGAAAACAACAGAGTAATTCGCTTAGAATACGATCTATTCAACCGAAAACACAAAATCAAAAACGAGCCTTTGATCACTATGACGAAGAATATAATCTTCTACTGCATGGTCTTGCAGGAACAGGAAAGACCTTCATATCACTCTACTTAGCACTGTCTGACGTTTTAAGCCAAGACTGCGACCAACATAATGTTACCATTGTTCGCTCGGTAGTCCCAACAAGAGATATGGGATTTCTACCAGGAAGCGAAAAAGAAAAATCCAAAGTATACGAAGCGCCATACTCTAGCATCTGTAGTGAATTATTTGGAAGAGGCGATGCATACGAGATTCTGAAAACAAAGAATCTTATCAACTTTGTTACAACATCTTATATTCGTGGACTAACATTAGATGATACGATTGTAATAGTTGATGAGGCTCAAAATTTAAACTTCCATGAGTTGGATTCTATCATTACCAGACTTGGTGAAAATAGTCGTATTATGTTCTGTGGTGACTTTAGACAGAGTGATCTTATTAGAGATGAAGAAAGAAAAGGATTATTGACATTTATGAAAATTCTTGATACAATAGAAGAGTTTCAAACAGTAGAGTTTGAGGAAGACGATATTGTGCGAAGCAGTATCGTGAAAGACTATATAATCTCAAAAGCAAAGCAGGGAGTTTTGTAGATATGCGCGAAAAGTTGATTGAACTTGTTTTAGATTACTGTGTACGTAATGAAGAAGATCGGGAAATTCCATATAAAGCAGATGAACTTCGAAAATATACAAATGAGTATCTATTGGAACTGATTGAAAAACAATTAGATTGTTATATGAATGTAGTTCACGGTACTCGTTGGCGAGAAAAGGTTGGAGTTAATCTAGTTCCGCCCTCGACACTAGATCAGTTGAATAAAGAAATTACAAAACAAGTATCCAAAATAAAGTATGCTAATGATTTTTTATATGGTTACGGCGATGTAGACCCTTTATTTCCTAATAAAAACGATAACACTTTTTTAGGATGGGAGTTTGATGAAGGTTATCCAAGATGATGAAATTTATTCATCGCCAAATAAGTTTACCTGATATCAAGGCAACAACGAATAAGGAAACCGGCAGGATGTATCATACTCCTGCCGGTGACTTACCTTCTATCACCACTGTTCTTGGTCGGTTGTCTCGTGACGGTATTATGGCATGGCGAAAAAAAGTTGGTGAAGAAGAGGCAAATCGAATTTCAGGACAAGCATCTTCCAGAGGTACTAGGCTTCATAAAATTTGTGAAGACTATATAAATAATGTTGAACCTGTTTTCAAGTCTCCTTTAGATAAGGAGATGTTTTTAAGTGTTCAAAATACACTAGATAGTATGATAGAAGAGGTTTATGGGCAAGAGGTTCCGTTATATTCTGAGTATCTTGGTATAGCGGGTAGAGTAGATCTTGTCTGTAAATGGAATGGTAAAGCGTCAATCGTTGATTTCAAGACTTCTCGTAAATTAAAGAAACGTGATTGGATCGATAATTATTTTATGCAATGTACCGCATATTGTGTGATGTTTGAAGAACTAACAGGTACGCCGGTGGATCGATTTGTCGTTTTAATAGCAGTAGACCAGGAATCGGAACCACAAATTTTTCTCGGCAAGAGAGACGATTATATCTCTCCGCTGGTCGATGCTATTAGAGGATTCTACGATGAAAAGAATCTTGTTCATCCTAACCCTGCTGTTTTCAGTAGGTTTCACTAACACCGCCGCTGCTCAACGAGTTACCTGTGTTCCTTATGATGATGCTATCACACCTCTTATTGAGACATATGAAGAAAAAGTTTTATATAGAGGAATTACGGACAATAGCAGATTTATGGTGGAAATATGGGCAAATGTTGAAACGGGTTCATTTACCATTGTTCGTATTGGTTATATAGAGAGACAAAAAACGATTTGTGCCACGATTGCCGGTGAAGGGTTTCATGAGGTAACAGTACAGCCCAAGCCCGAAAAAAAATCTCCAAAATCGTAAAAAAACTGTTGACATTTAATCTCTACCGTATATAATGATTATAGTGAATGAGACAGAGAGAGACAGAAACATGACAGGCATTTACAAAGTTTTCCAGATCAACCTCACCGATGAAGAAGTTGACACCATCAACCGCACCGGTGACCATGGCGCTGTTTCTAAGAACGTGCTGCGTATGAAGATTGATATGTCGTTTGGTAAACCTGTTGGACATCTGGTCAAGGAAGCCTTTGAGAAAGGTTACTATGAGCATGTCAGCAACATCACCGCTAATAGCCTTGATGGTGTGTTCCATGTTGGTAATATGGGTCCAGAAGAGAACATCGAACGGTTTCTTCCCATGCACAGCCTGAGTGTTGGTGATGTGATCATGGATGAGAACGGCATGTACCACATGGTTGCAAGTTTTGGTTTTGATGAGGTGGACGAACTTAATTTGGAGATTGCATAAAAAAACTGTTGACATTTAATCTCCATCGAGTATAATGATTATAGTGAATGAGACAGAGAGAGACAGAAACATGACCAGCCGCGTAAAAACCACATGCCTCTGCCCCGGAGCCCACAAAACGACGAACACCTCGCCAGTCGCCTATATCGAGCGGGCGTATGACGATCCTTCAACTTGGTTCGTAAAATACGGCGACTATGCGGGGCGGTGGGCATCCTTCGCGGAGTGCAAGTCTCTCATCGAATCCGTCGCATCCATTGATGACGATAGCCACTCTTACCCCATCACGATCGGATGATGTGGTTGTGATGGTACGCCGATTGTTGAAAAGTGGTCTATCAAAAATTTTCGGGGATATGAATAATTTTGCTTGACATTTAATCTCCATCGAGTATAATGATTATAGTGAATGAGACAGAGAGAGACAGAAACATGATGAAATTTGCCAAATACGACACCAAAGCCATCGATATCAAGACCGCTTGGATGGCTACCAATGCCGAAAGTGAAGTTGATATCATTGAAAACATTAATGATGAATACGAACTTTGGATTGGCAAAAATTTCGTAGAGATGTACGAAACCTTCGATATCGCCAAGCGGAATGCTGAGGCGAAGGTTAGTTTCACTGTCAAGTGGGAGGATTGATATGGCGTTTGCTCCTTATACCAACGACCGTCGCACGATTGGAATTGACTCTAAAGTTCTGGGTCAGTTCCGAGAAAAGGAGTATGATCACTTGTTTGAGTTTGCTGAGAATGATGATTGGTTTGCTGATGAATATCCCCACAAGATTTTCGTTGGTAACGACGAAACTCGTATTGGTCTTGTTAAGAAGACTGTAGCGTATGTGGTCGTAGACGAAGGCGGCGATGGTACGCCGATTGTTGAAAAGTGGTCTATCAAAAATTTTCGGGGATATGAATAATTTTGCTTGACATTTAATCTCCACTGTAAGATAATGATTATAGTGAGTGAGACAACGGAGCAAGCAAAGGAGAGATACTATGCAAATAGGTGATAAAATCCAGCTCAAAGGTAAGAGCAAACACGGTAAGAATCGCATCCAGCAGTTTGGTACGGAGTTTTGGATCAGCGAGATTCGCGACCGTATTCAAACAATCAAACACTGTTCGCTGCCAGGACCTTTTGCAATGGTGTTTAGCCCCACGGGTGACCATCGTTGGATCGCTTTAAAAAATGATCCAGATTTTGAGATATTGGTTGACAAAAATTAATTCTTTTGGTATGATATAAACATGATGAACGAAGGAGAATGATGATGTTGAATGCTCTGAAGATGTTGGTCGAGTTTACTGCTTTCTCTTGTCTGATGGCAGTTATCCTAATGTATATGGTAGCGTTCTCTTAATGAGTTTATTCCTGGGTAGCTCAGTGGTAGAGCTGGCGGCTGTTAACCGCCCGGTCGGGGGTTCGAATCCCTCTCCAGGAGCCAATTTGCTGGTGTAGCTCAGTTGGGTAGAGCAGGGGTTTTGTAAACCTCTGGTCGGGGGTTCGAGTCCCTCCACCAGCACCATTTTTGGAGATGATATGAGTATGCATCTTGTGGGACCGTGGATGACAACAACATCCACTCGTAAACGTAAATCTAAAAAGACCAAACGTCAATTACAAGCCGATATCGAACATGATAAATGGCTTCGTAAGATGGGTGTTCATGCAGATAAACGGGGATTGGCTCAGTCTGGTAGAGCGGGCGCTTTGGGAGCGTCAGGTCGTTGGTTCGAATCCAGCATCCCCGACCAAATTCCTCTCAGTAACAAAATTGTACCGATTCAAACGAATAAATCAGTTGACAGAGAGACAAAACTGATGTATAGTTCTCAATATGTTGTCGGTCAAGCGTATAACAAAGGTGGTCTACAGGTACTATCTAAAGAAGACGCTAATGATCCAACCACTGGAAAGAGGCGAGGATGAATACCATCGATTTTATTAATAATGCAGAATACCTTATTCGTCAGTGTCTAAATCAAACGTGGAACATGCAGATTGATCCACTGATGAAAGCATGGTTGCAGGACGCATGTCTTGATCTTGCAAAAGCAAGAGAAACGGAAAATCGCGATCTCCATTGGACTGAAGATTATTATGAAGAAGTACTACTCCTTCGCAAGAAGGTTGAGAAGTACGAGACCATTCTAAGACATGCAATGTCTGAAAAGACTGGTTAAATCTAGATTATATCATAAAATAACAAATCGCTATGGGATTGAAATGATGATTAAACACGAACCACTATTTGATACTGACAAGATTAGTGAACACTATACTAAGAAAGATGGTGTTCCTGTTACCTATGTGTGTACAAGTGCTCTGGGCTCTGAGGCATGGGCAATGGATATCTTTTACAGAGAGACTCCACATCCTGAGTTTGGTAACCATTACTTTGGATTATATTACAATATGGTTGATACACGAGTAACACAAAAGCCACAAATTATGATTACCAATGCAGATCGAATTGAATCTGTAGAGTTTGGGCTTGTTGAAGATGATGATGGCAATCTACAGTACAGCGCACATCGCCATGATTATAAACGGTTTAAGAACGGCAATATGATCGACGGAGGCCGTGCTTATATTAAGTCAAGTATGTGTGAAGTTAAACACTACGTTGTTCGTAACGGTGAAATGGTGGAGAAAAACTAAATGATAAAGAAATATAGGATCACCACAACTCTTCGTCCCGGTATCAAAGATATGCAAGGCGATGCAGTAGCAAATGCTTTACGATCTATGGGATATGATATGGTTGAAAATGTTCGAATCGGTAAGACTATACATATTGAATGTGATGAAAATTTAGTTGACGACATTGCCAAGTCTGTATATAATGAAGTAATGGAAAATTATGTGATTGAGGAACTATGAAAAAGGTAATCATTATCAGTCTCAGTCTTTTGCTTTCAGCCTGTGCTGTAACACCATTGACACCTATTGGTATTGCTTACGACGTCGTAACTCTACCATTTGAGATGGGGCATGTAGTCGTAAAGAGAGTATTACCTTGATTGATTGGTATATGGTAATATTTGTTCTACTATCATTTTTGCCTTTTGCATACGCAATTTCGAAATTGTGTTGGAACTGTTAATTGGTCTCGTAGCTCAATTGGATAGAGCAAGAGCCTTCTAAGCTCTAGGTTGCAGGTTCGAGTCCTGCCGAGATCGCCAAATATGCGCCCATAGTTTAACGGTAGAACACCCGGCTTATATCCGGCATATGGTCCCCAGATTAGGGAGCGGTCCAGGTTCGAATCCTGGTGGGCGTACCAAATATAAATAACACCGTGCTGCTGAGGCTCGTTTCAGAGAGGTACCAGTAGGGATGGCAGATGGAGTACTGAAAGAGAGGAAAAATCGTGGTCATCGTTTTTTTTTATAGAAAGGATGTTCTATGGGTTGGAATCCATTTAAGAAAAGCAGTTGGACTAAACTAGGAGACGACATTGCGGATACTGCTAATGACGTGGCAGATACCGTAACAGACACCGCAAATGATGTCGCCGATACAGTTACTGATACTGCTAATAAAGTTGCTGATGGCGCTACTGATGCTTATAATGCAACGAAAGATTTTGCCGAATCACTTGCTAACGATACAGCAAAGGCGGTACAACATACAACACAAACTTGTACATCGCAGGCATCTGAGTATGCAAAACAAGGTTTCGATGTTACTTCCACAGAATGGAAGAACGGAACAAAGGCTTGTATTGATAGTGTAAGTCATGGTGTTGAATACGTAGAATGGGCAGCAACAGAAGCATATGAATGGTTAGATGCGAATGCTTGTTATATTGGACTTAATCTCGCTCTTACTACTGGATGTGTCGCATACTTTACACCGAAACCAAGTGCTACTGATCCGGGAACGGTAACTTCAACAGCAATTAGTTCTACCTATCTTGGTTATATTGCAACACAAGGTATGAATACCGCCTGTGCTGTAGCCGTTGGTGGTTTGATTACAGAAAGCATTTGGTTAATTCCTGGTGTGAAAGGTAATTGTGATAAAAAGATGTTGAACAACGTCATTGTGAATATGATTGCAACTTGTAATCCTGCTGTTCTTAGTGTTAGTCTTGCAACTCCCGCTGGTGTGGGTATCTTTGTAGGTAGTGTTATTTCTCCAATTGTTGCTCAATTGGTATGTGAAAAGATTGCGCCAAAGGGAATGAAAAACGCCGTGAGTTGACATTAATTCATTTCTGTTGTATTATATAAAAATGATGAATGAGGGAGTGAATGTAGAGAGGGCATTATGACAAATCAAGAAATGATCGCAGAGATGTTGGACCGTGCAGCCGCGGCACAAGAGCAGTTGGCTAGCACCTTTGACGTTATCGAAGCATTGGACCGCAACGGCAACTTTGACTTGCACGATCAGATCGCTACAGCCGACGCCATGATGGCGGGGTTGGGTGCGTTAATTCAACGCATGCAGAAAATAAATGGTTGACATTAATTCATTTTGGTACTATACTGTAAGAACACTAACACATAACAGAAGGAACACAAGATGTCCAAAATCCATCATTTTAAGACACCCGTAGATCTTTCTAAAGAATCCATCGGCAACTACTACGCCAACCTCTACAATGCCGAAACCGGAAAGTTCGTTGAAGGTCGGCACTACGAGAGTTTTAGCGGTAACGATATGATG